TATCTTGCGTCTAAAGATTTAATTTCCTTTGGTAAGTTATTTTTACCTGATGATTATTTAAGGAGTGAAACTCCTCCTTTTCATTATGAAATTGCAGATATGATTACTAATATGGATAATAGACAGGTTGCTGTTATTATACCACGTGGTCATGGTAAAACTGTATTAACTAAATGCGATGTATTAAAGTCGTTTTGTTTTGCAGATAAAAACAATCCATTATTTTATGGTTGGGTATCAGCTACTGCAAAGTTAGCTACAGGTAATATGGATTATATTAAATACCATATTGAATTTAATGAGAGAATTAAGTATTACTTTGGAAATTTAAAAGGTAAGAAATGGACAGAAACAGATGTAGAGTTATCTAATGGATGTAAACTCATTTCTAAATCAAATATATCAGGTATTAGAGGAGGGGCTAAATTACATAAAAGGTATGACCTTATCGCACTTGATGACTTTGAAGATGAAAATAACACAATTACTCCAGAAGCAAGAGCAAAAAATTCAAATCTTATCACTGCTGTGGTATTCCCTGCTCTTGAGCCTGGTTCTGGTAGGTTACGTATTAATGGTACTCCTGTGCATTATGATAGCTTTATTAACAATCTTATCGTCAATTATGCTAAAGCGACTAAAGACGGTGAAGATTTTTCTTGGCAAGTATATACAAGGAAAGCAATAGATAAAAAAGGTATAATGTTATGGGATTCTTGGTTTGGTGCAAAAGAGATGGAAAGGAAGAAGAAATTCTATGCCGATTCAGGTCAACCTTCCAAATTCTACCAAGAATACATGATGGAAGTACAATCAGAAGATGATGCGGTATTTACGAGAAAGCATATCAAATATTGGGATGGTTCTTTCTTGTATGATGAAAGTACGGATATTCCGTTTGTTATTGTGGATGGTGATGCTCGGCCTGTTAATATATTTGTTGGTGTGGATCCTGCAACTGATATTAATAGACGAGATAGCGATTATTCTGTTCTTATGGTTGTCGCTGTTGATCACAATAATCTCATATATGTTATTGACTATATCCGTAACAGGGCATTACCTGTACTCGGTATTCCTGGAAATAATCAACAAGGAATCGTTGATTACATCTTTAGTTATAATGATATTTATCATCCTTCTTTATTTACTATTGAAGAAACTACTATGTCGAGACCGATATTCCAAGCATTAAAATCTGAGATGATGAGAAGGAATGATTTTAGTGTAAAATTTAGAGAAGAAAAACCAGGAACAAGACTATCTAAAAGAGATAGAATACAGGAAGTTTTGGCACAAAGATTTAGTGTAGGTCAGATACACATTAAAAAAGAACATTATGATTTGGAGAGGGAAATCATTACATTTGGACCAAGAATGGCTCATGATGATACTATAGATGCATTAGCTTATGCATGTAAGTACGCTAATCCTCCTCAAAATATAGAAAGTAATGATAAAAAGAAAACTTATAAAAGAAAAAAACCTATGGCAAAATCATGGGTTATAGCATAAGAGGGAATAATGGCTGATAAAACTGCTGAAAAAACAAAAAAGTTATTTGAGACGGTATCTAAAACAGAAAATCGTAGTCAATGGGAATATATAAACCAAAAAGGTTATGACTTTGCACATGATAATCAACTAACTGATATGGAGAAAAAGGCATTGGAAGATCAAGGAATGCCTACATTTACTATAAATAGAATAATGCCTGTAGTTGATATGTTAAATTTCTATGCAACTGCTAATGCACCAAGATGGCAAGCTGTTGGAGCTGAAGGTAGTGATAGTGAAGTAGCTGCTGTATTTAGTGATATTGCAGATTACATATGGCATAACTCAAGTGGTAATGTATTGATTGGTAATGCTATTAATGATGCAATAACAAAATCTGTTGGTTATATTGTAGTAACTAAAGATTCTGATTCAGATAATGGTATGGGTGATGTTATTATACAACAACCTGATCCATTTGATGTATTTGTTGATCCTAAGTCAAGAGATATACTATTTAGAGATGCATCTTTTATTATGATACGAAAGATAATGAAGAAAGGTCATTTAAAGAGCATATTCCCTGATATGAAGAGGAAAATCAATTCAGCTTCAGGTAATCACTATACTGAAGATGCCTATACGGAGAAGACGTTTGACAACGATAGAAAAGATTTCCATTATAAAGATATATCTTCTATAGGTTTTGATAAAATGGATGATATGATAGAATACTATGAGAATTATGAAGCTGTTAAAGTTCCATTTATGAATGTAGTGTATCAAATACCACCAAATCCTGAACAGATTAGAGAAATATCTGCACGTGTTAAAGAGATAATGTTAGATACTAAACGTGAAATGGATGTTGAGTTAGAAGAACAAGAAATTCAAATGTCTGAAGCATTAGAACAGGGTAATATCACAAGAGCAAGATATGAACTTGAAATGGATAAAACCAAGAAAGAAATGGCTCAGCAATTAGAATCTATGCAACGTGAGTATATGAGTGAATTTCAAGCTCAAATTACTCAAGTAGAAAACAAACTTGTTTCTGAAAAAGAATATAACATTTTAATGGCGAATAATGAATTTAAAAAGAATGTTGTAGATGCAGTTAGATTTCATAAACAAAGAATTAAATTAACTTGTGTTGTTGGTGATAAAACACTATATAGTAAGATACTACCTTTAGAACAATATCCTATTATACCTTTGCATTATAAATGGACTGGTACTCCATATCCTATTTCTGCTGTATCCCCTTTAATTGGTAAACAAAGAGAATTAAACAAAGCACATCAATTAATGGTACACAATGCATCATTAGGTTCTTCTTTAAGATGGACTTATGAAGAAGGTGCAATAGATACTGATTATTGGGAAAGTTATTCAGCAGCTCCAGGAGCATTACTACCAAGAAGACCTGGATTTGAAGACCCTAAACCTGTATTACCGTTTCAGTTAAACAATGCATTCTATAGTATTGTTCAAGAAGGTAAAGGTGATATGGAATATTTAGCAGGTATTTATGCAGCTATGCAAGGAGATACTCAAGCAACAGGAGATATGCCTTATCGTGGTATGTTGGCAATGGATGAATATGGTACACGTAGGGTTAAACAATGGATGAAGAACTCTATTGAGCCTGCATTAACTCAGATAGGTGAAGTTATTAAAGAATACTCTCAAGTAGTATATACTGCAGAGAAAGTCTTTAGAATAGTACAACCAAGTGCATTGCAAGAAGAAAGAGATTTAAAAATTAATGTACCTATCTTTAATGATTTTGGTGAAGCAATAGGAAAATGGAGAGATTATCCTGCAGCTAAATTTGATGTAAGGATTATAGGTGGATCTACTTTACCTGTTAATAGATGGGCATATTTAGAAGAATTAAAAGAATTAATGAAACTTGGAGTAGTTGATGATATTGCAGTATTGAGTGAAACTGATGTTAAGAATAAACATTTAATTGCACAAAGAAAATCTTTGTATTCACAATTACAACAACAAGTATCAAGTTTAGAAGAAACATTAAAAGATAAGGAAGGTGCTATTGAAACTCTTGAAAGACAACTTGTACAGGCAGGCATTAAAAATAAAATCATGCAAGGTACTGTTGAAGTTAACAAGAAGGTACACGATAGCAAATCCACTATTCATAAAGAAGAACTTGAAACTAAGGCACAACAAAAATTCTTAAGAGATAGTTTAAAGCAAAAAGCAGATACTATGAAAAAAGAAGCAGACATAATGAAAAATGGTTTGCAAAAAACAACACAACAATAATAAATTATAGACGGAGGTAATTCATGTCTCTAATCGAAGAAAATAGGGGTAACCCAGAAGAATCTGTAGAAACAGCACAACAAGTTGCTGAAGACGCAGTATTTGGCTCTCCTGATTCTTTTTTTGAATCCCTTGACAATGATGTTAATGGGAATATCCTTGATAACGAACCTGAACAGGTAACTCCTCTCCAAGAGGACTCCAATACAGCAGGGGCTGATGTCGAACAGGTATCACCTAATGATGAGGTTGAAAATCTCAAGAAAAGATATGGTGATTCCACACGTGAAGCACAAAGAATGAAAGCCGAGTTAGATGAACTCCAACCTTTTGTTCCATTGCTGGAAGCGATGAAAACAGACAGTGTACTTGTTGATTATGTTAGAGATTATTTCACCAAAGGTGGTGAAGTACCCAAAAACGTAAAAGAACAGTTAAAACTTGATGAAGACTTTGAGTTTGATACAAATGATTTTGTAAATGATGAAAAATCTGATTCTCGTAAGGTCTTTGATACAATGGTTGATAGTGCTGTTAACAAAAGAGTTAACAATGTTATGAGTGATGAACGTGCTAAAGCTGAACAAATGAGAAAAACATTTGAAATAAAAAAAGAAGCATTAGCATTTAAAGAAAAACATCAACTAACAGATGATGAATTTCAGAATTTCGTAACAGAAGCAAAAGACCATTATAACAAACAAGGCTTATCATTTGAAGATATGTATTTCTTAATGAATAAAGATAAAGTTAAAGGCAATATCGCAACTTCAACTAAGAATGACATGATTCAACAGATGAAAACTGTACGTGACATACCAACGAGTCAAAGTGGCTCAAATAGTGCTGCACCTAAGAGTAATAATCCATCGGATAATGTGTTCGATTCTCTCTTAGGAATGGATGACAATTTAGACAACCTGTTCGGATAAGATTTTTATCTACCGAACATAATTAGAAAGGTAGATTAATGGCTGATTTATTTAATCTCGGTAACTTAGGAGTTACAGATTCTACCACAAATGATACTTGGTCGGCTGGTTCCACCTATAAAACAGGTGACCTTAGACGTAAGTATAATTTTGGTAATCGTGTTTCTGAGTTATCAATCGCACAAGACCCTTTCTTCCGTTTCGTTTCTAAAGTAGGTAAAAAACCTACAGACGATCCAACTTTTAAGTTTACGGAAAAAAGAGGTTCATGGTATAAAAGATATGCATACGTAGTAGCTCATGCTGCGACAAGTGCTGTAGGTACAACTAATGGTACTATAACAGCACCTGCAGTTGATACAACATGGTATCTTAAAATGGAAACTGATTACATGAATGATGGTAATCGTGGTAATGTTTACGGTCAAGCAAGTAATAAAGTTGGTATTGGTGTAGATGGTACACAACCTCAATTCTTTTTAGAAGACCAAATAATTAAAGTTAATCTTTCAGATGGTGTTCCTGCTTCAGGATTTGCTGATGTTACAGATTATGCTTTATTTAAAGTAACTTCTGTAGATACAACAACTGATTCTAATGCTGCTATATTGGGTGGTAAATGGGTTAAAGCCTCTGCAAAAACTGCTTTGACAGTTGCTGATGCATTAACTGAAGATGATACACATTCATATAGTCAAGAAACTCTTGAAAAAGGTAGATGTTATGTTGTAGGTTCATCTCATGAAGAAGGTTCAGGTTATCCTGAAACATGGAAAGACCAACCTTATGTTACAGGTTATGGACAAACTCAGATTTGGAAAACCACAATGGCTATGACAAATACTGCAAGAGCAACTGTTCTTAAGTATGAGCCTAATGAGTGGGCAAGAGTTTGGAAAGAAAAACTTGTTGAACATAAATGGGATATTGAGCAATCATTATTATTCGGTACTCAACAATCTACAGTAGGTCAAACTACTCAAGGTGCTGTTGATTTTATTGGAAGTTATGGTAATGTATTTGCTTTAAATACAACTACTAAAACTGCTGATGATTTCTTGGATGATATGAGTGCATTCTTAGACCCACGTTACAACAATGCTAATGCAACAGTTTTCTTCTGTGATACTGCAACATTTAATTGGTTACATAAACTTGGTGGATTCTTCTCAAATAATATTGAGATTTCTGCTAACTTTAGAGCTGATTTAGCAATTACAGGTCGAAAGAAAGTATTAGGTCTTGACACAACAACTATTACTACGGTTTATGGTGACATGCAAGTTGTACGTAATATTCATTTAGATGGTTCTAATATTAAAATGTTAGCTATCAACATGAAAAATTGTAAGTACAGACCATTAGTTGGTAACGGCTTAAACAGAGACACCTCAGTATATGTAGGTGTACAAACACTTGAAAACTCTGGTGTAGACAGAAGAGTTGATCAAATCTTAACAGAAGCTGGGATGGAATGGTCAATGCCTGAATCTCATGCTTACTGGGCATAGGGGGTAGATTATGGCAAATCCTTTATATGGATCGAATAAGTCTGATGATGCATTAGACCATTGGGTGAAAACCTTAAATGCTACAAAAAAAGCTGATAGTCCAGACCAATTACAATTTCAAGTATTTGAAACTGTAGTTCCTGCTGAAGGTACATCAGATGTAACTTTTACTCAAACTATTGATGTTGTAGAAGTTTGGGGTGGTTATTGTGAAGTGTCAGGTGCTAATGGTGATTTTGAGTTTGACTTAGGATTCACTGGTGCAACTGCTAATTTCATAGATGATGTTGGAGCTGGTAAAAATGGACTATATGCTGTAGAAGCTGATTATTTAGATAATAATGAAGATGTTATTTTAACAATAACTTCAAATGCTTCAACATCAGCAATTAAAGTAAAAATAGCTCTATTGACAGTTAAACCTGTTACATCTTAAGAAAGGAGTAACTTATGGGTAAATATTGGTTCGCAAATAACCCTGATGGGAGACTCTTAGCTGGAAGTGCTACTGTAGACTTTGCTGAAGTTACTGACGGAAATGAAGTAGCTTCAGATATTACTGTAGCAGGTGCTGCTTTAGGCGATATTGTTATGGTAAGTCACAGTCTTGATGTACAAGATTTACAATTAACTGCTGATGTAACTGCAGCTAATACTGTTTCAGTAGTAGCGAGTAGTAGTGGTGATACTGTAGATATGGCGTCAGGAACTGTAAGAGTCTTAGTAATACCTTCTGCGTCTATAGATAAAATCATAGCTGGTATGTAACAAATAACTTTGAGTCACTCAATGTATTGTTTCTTCTGCATTGGGTGGCTCAACCTTAGTAATACAACTCATTCACGCTTATGTCAAGCTTAGAGAGGAAGTAAATGGCAACATTTCAAGCACAAATAGAAGGCTTAACAGGTTTAAGTCTAACGGCATCAACTGCACCAACTTTAAACGAGGTAACTCAGTTTTTAAGGGATGGTGTATTAGATGTTACCCAAAAGTGCATTCGTATGAATCCTCAAGATGCTTCTGGATTTACAAGAGTAAGTTCAGATCAAACTTCTAATAATTCTTTAGACATAAATGGTGCTACAATATTATCTGTAGTTAGAGAAGCTGGTGTAAGTGATGATTGGAGAGAATGTCGTCAAATACCTCCAGGTTTACAATCAAGAGTTACAGATAGTACAAGTCTTCACTATGCATCTCCATATAATCCTGCATATGTTATTTTAGATAATGGTAAAGTAAGTGTTTTTCCTGCTCCTGATTCTGACCCTAAACAATTTAAAGTTTATTATATTAATAACGTACCTGTAGATAAATCAAGTGCTGCTTTATTATATTCTCATAGTGATATAGGATTTTTTCTCGATGATAAAGTATATCTTGTTGTTATATATGCATCTATAAGAACAATAGATGCTAATTTAGAATTTCCAACTATACCTGCTTTTCCTGATATATCTGATTTAGTATTGTCTTGGTCATTTCAAGATGTTCCTACAGTACCGACAACAACTGTTCCTGTTCCACCAGTTTTATCTAATAGTACTTTAAGTTCAACAACTGTATCTGCATTAAATAATCCTCCTTTATATATTATTCCTTCATTATCAACTTCTTTTGCAGATATAGATACTCAAATTACAAATGAAGATCCAGAAATGGCAGGAGTAGTAAAAGATAAAATTATTCAACAAATATCAGAATATGAAGCAACTGTAAAAAATAATTTAAATGAATTTAATAAAAATAAAACTATTTACGAAGCAGAATTAAAGAAAACATTAAAAGAAGCCGATATAGCTTCTCAAGAAGCTATAAAATTATCAGAATTATCATCTAAAGATGATACAGATAAAATACAAAAATATAAAACAGAAATTGATTCATATGTATCAGAAATACAAAAATATAGAGCAGAAATTGAATCTTATACATCAAATATTGGACAGGTTGTACAAGAGAATCAAGGCAAAATTTCACAATATCAACAGAATGTTTCATTATTAATTGAACATCATAGACAAAAAATTGTCTCATTAATTGAAGAATTTAATGCTAATGCTGGTTGGTTGCAATCAAGAAAACAAGATTTAATACAAGAATATAATAATGCATTTAATATGATAGTTCCAGCAAAAGAACAGGAACCTAGACCTCAACAACAAGAGAGAGGATAAGATATGGCAAGTACAAGAATGAGAGTTTCTACAAGTTCAGTTGTATTTCATAGAATAGCTGCTTCTGGAGATATGGCTCAACATGATGTTGGTACTACTGATACAGTTGCTCAAAATATGGGTGGGACAGCAGATTTTGAAATAGAATCAGATGAAACTGTAGCACATGTTGATGCTTCAGCAGTTTTTGATGCAAGTGAGTCCACTATAGGATCTGCAGCAATAGCAGATTATATTTATATTAAAAATACAGGATTTACATCATCAGATAAAGATACTACTACAACTTCTAATTTAACAGTTGGAGTTGGTGGTACATTTGCTAATGGAGGATTTACTTTAGCTGCTGGAGAGGCAATTACTTTACATGGATTAGGAGGTGGGAGTAATAATCTAAGTGAGTTTCAATTAGATTCAAGCAGTGGAAATATATATGTAGAAATAAAATATTTATAATGAAAGTACAAGAAATAATGGAACGTGCAGGTGTGACCGATACAGGTCGTGCAGTTGCATATATTAAAGAAGGATTAAGAGAAATCCAACTGCATATGAATGATAATTATTCATTAGGATTATTGAGTTCTAATACTGCAAGTACTATTAGTTTTGATGCAGAAGAAACTGAAGCAATTACTAATGGTACATCATGGGATGGTGCATCAGCTGCTAGTGAACCTACAGGATGGACTGAATATGAATATTCATCTGTTGGTGGTGATATGGTTAATATGCATTTTGATGTAGTTGATGGTTCTTTAAAAATAACAGCCAAAGAAGATATTAGTGCTTTTGAAAAACAAGGAATGTATCAAGCTTTCACTGCTATTGTAGGTGTTAAATATAAACTTTCTTTTAATATTACTTATAATAATCTTAAATTGCGAGTTGCTATAGGAGATAATGCACCATCAGGTTCTAATGTACAAACTAACATGGTAGATTATATTAATAAAAATGTTACTGAAACACATACAGAAGATTTTATTGCTACAGATACAAGCCCTGTTATTACAGTATATGTATATGGACTACCAGCAGTATCTGATGGTCAATATTCATATATAGATAATATCTCTATAACACCATATCATACAATTCGTGATACCGCTTCTGGTTTTAGTAATTTTACTACAGATATGAAGTTAAGAGTTGATGGTTCTTCTTCTAATGATACAGATGAATCTGATAATACTTCAACAGGACATTATACACCTACATCTATTACATCTGATGGTCAATATATAAGTGTTAGTGATACATTAACTACTGAATCTGCAGGAAGTACTATAAAAGTAATAGGTTCAAATCAAAATTATATAGATTTAATAAAAGACAAAAGATTTTATGATTTACCAACAGATATTATTAAAATGAAGAATATTAGAATTAAAAATCATGATAATACATCAGGTAAATACAAAACAATACCAAGATTAACAGGTAATATATCAGAAGGAGACGATGATGGCATCTAATACTTTAGAACAGTATGCATATTATGTACGTGGTCGTCAAATTGGTATAGTACAGTTAAATCAAGAAATAACGAACACTACAGTCGAAAGAGTGTCAACTAAGACATCTTTATGGCAATCACCAAAAAAGACTGTTACAGATGCAATTCTGCTCGAATATATAGTAATGCCTAAGTCTAAAGATGGTGGTGAGATAGTAGATGAATCTGATGAGCCAGATGTAGACGAATATTTAGCACTTGCATTGGTAGATTATTTGAAAGCAAAGTATTTCTTAGACAATAATGAAATAGAAGCACACGAATATCATTTAAGAAAATTTAGAGAAAAAATTGGTAAATATGAAAGTACAAGAATATTCCAAGAAAGAAGGACTATGCCAATTTCAACTTTTTCAATAACATAGGAGTTTATTATGGCATTAGGTCTACATAAACATACAGTACAGGAATCAGTAAATGCATCTTTAGGTCAAGGTGGATGTCAATTTATCAGCACTGCAGGGGATTCTCCTACACCAACGTCAGGAGATTTTGTCGCAATAAGTATGGTTGAGGATGCAACATTTGATTTACTTACTCCCAAAGATGCTACAATTTATTCAGGAAATACAGGTGCAGTTGGTGATGATATAACCACAAGTATTACTTTTCCTGCTGGAATGACTATCTTTGGAAGATGGACTACATTTAGTCTGAATAGTGGTTCTGTAATAGCATATCAAGGATAATAAATGCCAAGTTTAGGATTATTATCTTCTTTAAGTAACTCAGTTAGTGCATTGTCTTCTTATGTTAGAGATGGACTTAAACTCTATATGCCTTATACATCTCCTAAAGAAGTTAAGTTTGTAGGACAAGGTAGTACAGCATTTGATGGTAGTAATGACTATATAGTTTGTGGTCATGATCCTACTTTAGATGTAGGTACTTCAGACTTTACAGCTTGTTGTTGGTTTAAAGTTATAGATGATGGAGCACATTATGATATAATATCAAAAGGTACAAGTTTAGGTTCTGGGTATGGATGGGCATTAGCTTTTGCATATACAGATACTAAACTTTGGTTTGACTGTGGTGATGGTAGTACAAGAGTTACTACACTAAGTGCTTCTACTATTTCTTACAACACATGGTATCATGTAGCAATTACAAGAGATAATGAAGGTGATTTATCAAAAATATACCTTAATGGTGTAGAAGATGTTTCAACTGCAAATACTTTAAATGATTTAGGGGATGGTACTCAAAGTATACCTTTTGAAATAGGTTCTTCTGTTGATAATAGGTTTCTTAATGGTAGTGTAAAAAATGTAGGCTTTTGGAATAGAGTTCTATCTCCTACAGAAATACAAAATGCAATGTATAAGTCTTATTCAGATTTATCAAGTACTTTAACTTCTGGACTTGTGTCTTGGTGGTCACTTGAAAAAGATGATGTATTTACAGATTTAAAAGGTTCTAATAATGGAACAGGAACAAGCTTAGATGCTTCAGATATAACAGACTCTCTCTATGGTGGAGCAACTCCACTTATTCCAAGAGGTGTAGATAATGCACCAGTAGCACAGGCAGATGCTATAGGTACAGGGTATGCAAGTTTTGATTCTTCAGAAAGTAATTATATTGATTGTGGTTCAGATTCATCTTTAGATGTAGGTTCATCTGATTTTTCAGCCTGTTGTTGGTTTAAAATTGAAGATGATAGTAGTCACCATGATATAATGGGAAAGTGTAATTCAAGTTTATCTGGATCTCCAGAAGGTTGGAGTGTAGCATATTATGCAAATGAAAAAGATATAAGATTTGAAGTTGGTGAAACTTCTGGAAAAGATGATGCAATAAGTAATGCTATTTCTGATGGTAGATGGTATCATGTAGCAGTCACAAGGGATAATTCAGGCAATAGTATGAAAATTTATATTGATGGTGTTTTACATCAAGAAGAAGCAAGTCATACTGCTGGATACCTTGATGATAGTGATAGGTCTTTTAAAATAGGTGGCTCTGCAAGACCTTTAGAAGGAAATGTCAAAAATGTAGGTTTTTGGAAAGGAACTATACTAACACAACCACAGATACAATCTATAATGGAAAAGACTTATTCAGAGCTTACATCAAGTGAAAAGACTAATCTTGTAAGTTGGTGGGGATTGGATAGTACTACTTTAGGTAGTGAACTTGTGGATAGTGGAGATTTTAGTTCTGCTGGAGATTGGATTGAAGCTGGTAATACTTGGGCTATTGCTAATGGCAAATGTACTCATACATCAGGTGCTAATGATAATGTTCAAATAAGACAGGATAGTATTCTTACATCAGGTAAAACATATAGAGTAAGTTATGATATTGTAGATTATACAAGTGGTAATGTAAGAATTGATTGTGGAGATACTGGTGCAGGTATAGGTACAGATAGAAGTGCTATTGGTAGTTACTCAGAAGATTTAGTAGCTACTGGTGTCTTTCTCGATATTGAACCAAGAGGTACTGGAGGTGCTACTTTTATTGGTGCTGTAGACAATGTATCAGTTAAAGAAGTTCAGGCTGAAGATGAACATGGTTCTAATAATGGGAGTCTAATCTAATGGCTACTACAATAACAACATTAACAGAAAATCTTCCTGCTTCTCTACCTCAAAAGAAAGGTGACCCACCAAACTTTGGTACAGTTAAGTCAGGTAGAGCATTAGCCTTTGATGGAGTTGTAGATACTTTATTAAATGAAGGTTCTTATTCTTATTTAAATCTTTCTGAAGATTTTACTTATGTTGCTTGGATAAAAGCAACTTCATTATCAGATGCATGTATTATTAATTATGGTGATGATTCATCTAATCGAAGTGGTATTGTTTTAAGTAGTGGTGGAAAGCTTGGATTTACAACTTATAATGGAGATAGTTATGTACATGCTGCTACTCCTTCAGAAAATAATATTAGTATAAACCAATGGCATAGAGTAGTTGCTACTTGCAATAATAATACTTTAAAGTTTTATTTAGATGGAGTTGAGCAAACAAATACAAGTCAAGTCTTTACAAGTGCTCTTGCAAGTATGCTTTATGATAAATTTACTATAGGTGCTCGTTCAGAGGTAAATAAATTTTTTGCAGGATATATTTCTGATGTGCAAGTATGGAGTGCAGTTTGGTCTTTAACAGATGTTCAAAATGATTATAGACATCCAGAGATGTTAGCACATACTTTTAGTAGTACTTCTTTAACAGAATCTAATTTAAAACTTTGGTATCCAATGTCTGAAGGTAATCCTGAAAGTCCTCAGACAACTATATTTGATGGTAGTCCTAAAGGCTTAGGAAGTGAAATACTTGCTAATCCTAACTTTGATACAGATAGTGATTGGGCTAAATCTGGAGGTGCAGCTATTACTGGAGGTTATGGATTTTTAGATGATTCACCTGCTTCAAGTTTAAAACAAACTTCTATTCTTACAGTAGGTAAGGTTTATTATTATACTGTAGTAGCAAAAAGTGCAGATGGTGGTGGTACTTTAAAAATATCAGATGATGGCTCTACTCATGTAACAGAATCAAATGTGCCAACAACTTATACTACATATGCTGGTTATTTTACAGCAGTAAATACAAGTTTTTCAATGTCAGAAGCTTCTTCAGGTGATATTTATATAGATAGTGCTTCATGTAAAGAAGTCCAAAGAGGCAATCATGCTACATCTGTCTTTTATGGAGATGAGCTAATTAATGTTGGGGGTAATGCTACTAATAACAGGACTTTTGCAGGAGCAGGAGATTGGACTGCTTATAATGGAGCAGGTATAGATGTTAATAGTTCTGTATCTGGTAAAATGGAAATAACAACTACTACTGATGATGAAGAAGAAGGGATAGTTCTTGCAAATAACAAATTAGGGGCATTGACAGTTGGTAAAACTTATCGTGTATCTGCTAAACTTGAATATATTTCTGGAACTCATACTACTCCACAGACAAAATTCTATTTAGGTGGTGGTTCAAGTGGCAACTTTGATATTGATGGTACTGAAACAACTTATGAAAAAGATATAGTAGTTTCTAATGCTTCATCAGATTTATTTGTAATTAATACATCTCAAGAAGATGAAGTCTGTGTATTTACAGTAGATGATGTATCAGTCAAAGAAGTAGGTCTATCTGACCAAAGTACTGCAATGGGACAAGAGACTATCTTTCAACCTGCTTTTGTAGGGCAGAATAGAATGATAGCATTTGATGGTGATACTTATGTTGGTTTAGGTACTATAGATACCTTTAAAAATAAATCAGCTATATCTTTATCTTTTTGGATATGTCCTAATAGTTATAATTCTCACTCAAAAATAGCAGCTTTTAGTCAAGATGAAGTTATAGAATGTATAATTCAAGAATTTGATGTTCCTATGTTGAAACTGTATATTAATAATAATGGTGTTGATTTTAACAAGACTTTACCATTAAATGAGTGGACTCATGTTGTTATGACATTTACAGGTAAAGGTGGTGGTACAAATGATACAAGAAAACTTTATTTAAATGGAAGTCTGTCTGTTACTAATGATGATACTGGGACACAGGCAGATACATCTGATTATTCAGGAGTACATGCTATAATAGGAGGGAGAAATGATACTTATGAGATGGATGGATTTATTAATGAAGTATGTGTATGGGATAAAGCACTCTCATTATCAGAAGTACAAGAATTATATAATGATGGTGTAGCTTTAAATGCTACTACACATTCAGCTTCTCCATCAACTGGTACAGATAATCTTATAGGATATTGGAGAAATAATAAACTTACAAGTACTGGAACTTGGGAAGATTTATCACAAAACGATAATCATGGCACTTTATCAGGTGGTTCTACAGTCATCTCCCCTGAAGGCACAACATCTGGTAGAGATATTAATGGCTTCTTCTTAACTCATCCTAATAAGAATTATCTATCTTTAGATGGTACAGATGGCTCGTATGTAAATGTTCCTCATAGTGATGTATTTAATTTTGGAACAGGTAGTTTTACAGTTCAGTTTTGGGTTAAGGCTAATAGTCTTGCGAGTGATGATAGGATGGTTTGCAAAGGAACTACAGATGCTGGAGAGTGGATGGTCTCTATAGGTAGTACTGATAAGATTAGAGTTTATGGAAGAACTAATGATTCAGGGACTACAGATAGTGCTGATTTTATAAGTACAACTCAACTTCTTATCAATACATGGGCTATGATAACAGTAATTTTTAATAGGACTTCGGATAAAATTCAAGTATATAAAGATGATGGTTCTGTAAATGAAACTACAGCAAACTGGGAATCTGATGGAGCTTTTGACAATACAGAGCCTTTGACTATAGGAATAAATGACTCTTTAACATCTGGTCAATATTTTGATGGAATGATAGATGATGTTAGAATTTATAATAGAATTTTAACTACAGATGAAATAGCAAAGAACTATAGACATGGTAAGGCAAAACATAAGGATTAAAAATGGATAATAATGCATTTTCAAAGATGTACTTTACATTGACTAAAGATTTAGTAAATACAGCCTTAGAGGGTGTATTACTGGACAAATACAAGCAACCTATATATGATGATGATGGTAATAAAACAGGTGATACTACTCCTACTTGGGGAGATGTTATTATGATGCTACCTCATAGATATGGTTTAAATTGGAATAAAGCTGGTGCAGGTACTTATAAGATATGCTTAATAAGAGATACTTGGAGCAGTAAGAATGGAGAACTGTCTGCTATGATTAAGCTTGGTGAAGGAAAGAATTATCCTTACAGGTCTATGCTTACAAATGATGAAGCAAGAGAATTATTAAAAACAGATAAATTTACAGAAAGTGAGTAATGAAAACTAAAGAATTAACAAAGAAAAAAGTATCTGATAATGGTCAAGTAGAAGATGTTGATTTACAAAAAGAATTAGAGTCTATTGTTAGTCAATATAATAATGCAATAGAAAAAAAGAATCAATACGATAATCTTGCTACAAGATGTTTAGGTGCAATAGAAATGTTAAAAAAACTTATAGGAGATAATAATGGCGAAATTCGGGACAAAAAGTAAAGAAAGATTATCTACTTGTCATCCTGACATACAAAAAGTTTTTAATGAAGTAATTAAAACTATTGATTGTACTGTTACAGAGGGTATGAGAGGTGAAGAATTACAGAATAAATATTTTGACGAAGGAAAATCTAAGGTAAGATTTCCTGATGGTAAGCATAATGGAAACCCAAGTAGAGCTATAGATGTATGTCCTTATCCTGTTGATTATGAGGATAGAGAAAGATTCACATTATTCGCTGGTTATGTATTAGGCATTGCAAAATCTATGGGTATTAAAATGAGATGGGGTGGATGTTGGAGAAATGATTTTGATCCAAAAAAGAATGGTTTTGATGATATGCCTCATTTTGAATTGATGAAATAGTATGGATAATATAAGTGATACTATACAAAATTTAAATCCTACAGTAGTTGTAGGTAGTAATATTGCATCGTCAATTGTTAATTGGTTAGGTGTAATTAATCCAATACTATCTTTTATATGCATGTTAATAAGTGCCGTAGGAGGTATCTATTGGATACTACTCAAACGTAGAGAATATAATAAAGGATAAGTTATGATATGCCCACATTGCAGTTCTGAGTTTGTACAAAAACAAGGAGTAAGGAGGGGCAAACAAAGATATTGCTGTTCTGCTTGTAGAAAATGGTTTTCTACTGATTATGGTGAAGAATTTATTGAAATAAAAAAAGATGTTGAACCTGGTGGTATTTTAAAAGTTAAAAGTAAAAAAACTTTAAGAATATATTGTGCTACAGATATACATCATGGTGCAGAAGAACATCACGATGAAAAATTTGATGAATTTATAGATGTTGTTGATAAAGACCCTAATGCTAAATGGTTTATGAATGGAGATAATATTGAATTAATACCTCCTAATTATAAAATTAGTCAACGTGGTCAATCTATGGAAAATGATGAACAACATATGACATTCATTGAACGTGTAAGAAAAATTAGAGATAAACTTTTATTTGTTCGTGGTGGTAATCACGATATGATACGAAGTGTGAATATATTAGGCTTTGATGTTTCTAAGGTATTAGCAAGTCATTTAGGAGTACCATACTATAGAATGCCAGGATATACTCAAATTGATATAGATGGTAAAATATGGAATATGGTATCAGGACATGGTAAAGGTGGTGGTAAAAATGGTGATTTAGAATTAGATAAAATGGCTGCTATATATACTGATGGAGATGTATTTATTTTAGGTCATAATCATCAATTATATGCAAAACCAATTGATAGTTTAAGAATTGAAAATGATGAAGAAAGAATTAGAAGAAGATGGTATTGTAGAGGTGGATCTTTCTTAAAATATGCTGAATATGCAAGATATAGTTTTTTCCCTATAATTAGAACAGGATGGGTTACAATGGAGTTTAGTAAAGATAATATAAAGTGTTGGTCTGAGTGAACGATTTACTATATCTTATATCTGAAGAAGGTTTGCCAACCTTTCTTGTTGTAATTTTTCTTGTTGGAATTGGTATTGTTGCTCGATGGATTGCAACCCAATATATACATAGACTTGATAAACAATTTACTGAAATGCTACGAGAAATAGCAGAAATGCAATCTTCTATATTAGAACATAATAATAAATTATATAGCATAACTGAGAAACTTATATCTAATCAACGTGAAATACAAGAAGATATAAATGCAATAGAAAGTTCTTTGGAGACTTTATTGGCTTTTATAAACTTAAATAAAAAAGAATCTAAGTAATGTGGCTGACAATTCCGGACTTAATAAAGATGGTGGAATCAGTTTTAGTAGAAAGCTTAAGAAAAAAGACGAAGAACCTAAGATGTTCTCTCGAAGACCTGAAGATAAAGTTGAAGAAGAAGTTGAAGAACCTAAAAAAGAAAGAAATATTGATGTCAATGAACTTGCAAAAATGGAAAGAC